CTCACCATTGACCCGCACTATAACCCCGCAGACTTCGCATGAGTAAAGGCTTCAACATAGCTGCCGTCCGCCGCAACCTGGAACAGACCAAGCGGGAACTGCCCGTTAAACTGGCGAAGCAGGCCGAGGCGTACTTCACCGGGGCGTTCTCCCGTGGGGGGATGGAAGGTGAGCAGCCATGGCAGGAAGTGCAGCGCCGCATACCTGGCACCCGTGCATGGAAGTACCCGAAGAAGCGTGGCCTGTCCCGCCGTACCCGCCCTATCCTGATCGGTGAAACCGCAAGCCTGCGCCGCCGTACAGCGAACAGCGCAAGAGAGGCCCGGTGGGG